ATGAAACTCGATCAACTCAGGAAAATTATTAGAGAAGAAGTGCGAGCGGCTGTTAAGGAGGAGTTACAAGATGTAATGAATGAAGCAGTAAAATACGCTTCTACTCCTAATACGCCTAGCCCACCGAAATTTCAGCAATTTGCAGAATATAAACCTGTAAAACAAAAAGACGTAAAAAGAACCTGGTCAACCGGCCCACTAAACACAGGAACAATTCCTTTAGAAGAGATGTTACAACAAACTGCTAAAGAAATGACACCTGCTGAGTTTAAGCAGATTACTAACGCTCAACCACCAGTTGCTCCTAATAGAGCCGCAACTATGGCTAATAACTTAGGACTATCGGAAGCACAACCAGGTATTGATATCAGTAAACTAGACTTTGTATCTAAAGCTAAAGCAGTGTTAGATGCAGCATACGATAAAGATAAACAAAGATTAGGATAAAATGGCATTTGAAGTTAAAAAAATAAACCCGTTAGATTTACAATCTAGAAAAGCAGTAGGAATTAACCTACCCTTCTCTACAGGGGATGTTTTCTCTTCAAACTACCAAACTAAAGATGCAATTAAAAATAACTTAATAAACTTTTTTTTAACTGGAAAAGGTGAAAGGTACTTAAATCCTATGTTCGGCACAGGTATTAGGAATATGCTATTTGAAAACATTACACAGGACAAGCTACTAGAGATTGAAACCTTAGTAAGAAACGTAGTAGATATATATTTCCCTAGAATTAAACCATCGAAAGTAGAAGTAGCTTCCAACCCAGATACTAATCTCGTAAGCTTTTATATGTCGTATAGTATCAAAGACGCCGGAATCAACGACGAACTACTTATTAATATAGCTAACTAATGGCAGAGACTAGAGACATAAAATACATAAACAGAAATTTCGACGATTTTAAATCGCAGTTGATGGAATATGCGAAAGCATATTTTCCTGATTCCTATAACGACTTCTCACCTACCTCACCAGGTATGATGTTTATAGAAATGGCCTCATATGTCGGTGACGTACTCTCTTTCTACCAAGATAATCAGCTACAAGAAACATTCTTACAACACGCTAAAAACCCAGGGAACCTATATGCACTAGCTTACATGATGGGTTATCGCCCAAAAGCAGTAACAGTCGCTGAAACTGAATTAGAAGTAACACAGTTAGTAGATGCCACTGGACCTCAATTTAAACCCGACTTCGACCAAGCAATAGTTGTATCTGAAAATAGCACTGTAAAGTCAACAGCACAAGGACAGCAGGTATTTCTTTTACAAGATAAAGTAGATTTTAATTTTTCAAGTTCTTATGATCCAACAGAGATAACAGTAGCCACTCTTACATCAAATGAACCATCAGAATTTTTACTTAAAAAGAAAGTTAAAGCCTTTTCAGGTAAAATCAAAACAACTACTGAAACATTTACTACGTCTGAAAAATTTGCAACATTAGATATTACAGATGAAAATATTATTGGAGTTTTAGATATAATAGATAGCGACGGTAATGTATGGACAGAAGTTCCTTTCTTAGGACAGGACACTGTATTCTCAGAAGAAGCTAACACTAACCAAGATAAAAGTCAAGCTCCTAACCTACTTAAACTAAAAAAAGTAACTAGAAGATTTGTTACTAGGTTTACTTCTCAAGGAGTACTACAAGTACAATTCGGTGCTGGAATAAACACAGAAGATAACGTTGAATTTTTACCTGATCCAACCTCAATAGGATACGGTACTAGACAAGGTACTAAACGTCTAGATTGGGCATATGACCCTTCTAACTTTCTTTTTAGTAAATCCTACGGATTAGCACCCTCTAATACGACATTAACTATTAGGTATATAGTAGGAGGCGGTATAACAGCCAATGCTCCTGCTAACACAATCACCTCTATAGATGCTGTCGGTACAACTGCAAATGATTCATCAAAAGTTGCAACACTAGCATTTAACAATCCACAACCAGCTCTTGGTGGGAAAGACGGAGACACAGTACAAGAGATAAGAGAAAACGCTCTAAGATCTTTCGCAGAACAACAAAGAACCGTTACATTGCAAGATTATACAGTTAGAGCTTTATCACTTCCTCCTAAGTATGGGACTGTAGCTAAAGTTTATGTTACACAGGACAGTTCAACAAGAAGCACTGAAACAGTATTAAGTGATAATAGACTAGCACTTTCTCTATACGTATTAGCTTACGACTACAACGGCTACCTAGTTCCTGCAAGTAAAACATTAAAAAATAACCTGAAGACATATTTGTCACAGTTTATGATGCTAACTGACGCTGTCGACATTAAAGATGCTTTTGTAGTAAATATAGGTATTAAGTTTGAGATAGTCGCACTACCTAACTATCAATCTAGAGACGTACTATTAGCTTGTACTGCTAAAGTTAAAGAAGCATTTGCTAAAGATAAATTAACTATTAATCAACCTATTAATATTTCCAACATATATACCCTCTTAGATAGGGTAAAAGGTGTTCAGACAGTTAAGAAAGTCGAAATAGTTAATAAGACAGGAGCAAGATATACACAGTATGGATACGATGTAAACGGAGCAACTAAAGACAACGTACTTTACCCTTCCTTTGATCCATGTTGTTTTGAGGTAAAATACCCCAACCAAGATATAGAGGGAAGAGTAACAACATTATAAAATGGCAATATACAGAATATATCCTGAAAAAGACACTACAATCTGGTCGAAACCAACGGCAGCAGGTCAATACCTTAATGCCGGTAAAGACGAGATATTAGAAATTCGTTCATACCCTGATGACGATGGAATAGGACGCTCTAGCCGGATACTGATTCAATTTAGAGATCGAGACATAACTAGTGCACTAAGCACAAAAGTATCCGGCCCCTATTCCGCATCTATACATTTATATTTAGGACATGCCACAGAAATACCGAAAAGCTTCGCACTTAAAGGATACCCAGTATCTCAATCATGGACGAGCGGAGTCGGTAAAATAGAAGATCAACCTATATCATTAACAGGAGTAAGTTGGAAATATAGAACAGCAGGCGAAAACGAACCATGGGATAATCTAGGTAGCGACTATATAACAGGTTCATACGATAGTTCAACTTCATTTGACTTAGGGTCTAATCTAGATCTAGACTTAGATGTAACAAGCTTTGTGAGTGCTGTTAATAGCGGAACAATAAATAACTACGGAACTGTAATTAAACTTCAAGACAGTTTAGAAAATGAAACAACTTCATCAATAAAGTTACAATACTTTGGGGTAGACACAAATACAATTTTTCCTCCTTACTTAGAATTTAAGTGGGACGATTCTTCTTACAGTAGTACTCTTTCAGAACTGAGCACTGATATAGCTACTATTAGTATTAAAAACCATAAAGAGAAATATGTAGATTCAGACATTGTTAGATTTAGAATGTCTGCAAGACCTAAATACCCTACAAGAACCTTCTCTACAGGTTCAATATACTTAACAGAGTATAAACTACCTCAGAATACGTATTGGGCTATTAAAGATGAATACAGTGATGAAATGATTATAGATTTCGATGAAAACTATACTAAAGTAAGTGCTGATAATACTAGTAGCTTTTTTGACGTCTATATGGATACTTTACAACCAGAAAGATATTATAGAGTTCTCATCAAGACAACTCTCAATGGAAGTTCAGTAGTAATAGACAATAGAAACGTATTTAAGGTAGTGAGAAATGGGTAAAGAAGTAAAAATTCAAAAAACGGTCTATACAAAAGACAACTATGGAAAAGTAGTTGATAGATCTTTTAATAGCTTTAAACAAACTGAGGAAGTCAATATTATAAAGACTGTTGATGATTTCTTTAAAGACTACGAAGAGCTATACCTAGAAATCTCTATAGAAGGAGATGAAAAATCACATAGATACCTTTACGAAAGAAGTGGTGAATTATTAGATATACAAAACGCTGTAACAGATATACAACCACTATTAGATGAAATTGCAGATTTAAGGCAGCAGCTGCTAGATGCAAACAACGAAATATTAAAACAACAGTTAGAAAACGCTAACTTAATCGCAAGTATCTCAAGTGAGTAACTACAAGTACATAGTAAATCAAACCGACACAGGTTCTACATCTTTGAATGAAAAAGATGCAATCCTTGTTGGGCCTTTTGCTATCAATAATACATTCGATAGTTCTAAAGACTTTATAGATTTACACATATATACTTTAGATAATGAGCTCCTAAAATCTCAACTTAACTACTCAGGAGGAACACAAGCATTGGGTTCTACTGGTGCCGGTAAAAAAGGAGCATCTAACTTAGAGATAGAGCCTCATAGAGATGCAATTCAAAACGGATTTGTAAACGGAGACGTAAAATTAGTATATAACTTTTTCTCTGATTTATTTGCACTCAGAAAAACACCACCGAGATTCTATATTCAAGAAATCTCCGCAGATAGGTTAGAAATTAGACTTTTAACACTAGAGGTACCCGATAGCACTCTTATATCAGCAGTACGTAAAGTTCAAAATAGACTAGAAAATCAATCTTTCTTTTCTGACTTTAAAATAAACTTTGGTAAAAATATACTTGCCACTGGAGTAAACATAGACGTACTGGAGTATAAAGATACACAGTCTGTCATAATAAAACTTTACGAACCACTACCTTCTGGTATTACAGTAAAAGATACCTGTACTGTTTTAGAAACAACCTCAGATAGTGTTGCTTTTAATGTTAAAGTAGAAGAAATATTACCGGAGATTAAAGTACCCTACCTAAAAGGACCTAACTTCGAAGTAGAATTAGAGAAAGATACAGGAAACCCAACAGAGTTCTTTAACTACGACGAGCTATTTGCCTACCCGGTAACCAGCTCTTACTATCAACTATACTCACTCTTTAACGAAAAAGGAGCACAGATTAGTGTTGATCATACTAACTATAGTGAATTTATACACTTTTCATCTGCTGAAGAACGACTTCGAAACTTTAAGTACAAATTAGACTTAATAAACAGCTACGAAGAAAGTATAGCTTCAATCAGAACTTCTGGATACCTAAGATTAGGCAGCTCAGGAAGTAGAGAATATTACAACAACCTAATTGAAGGTATAATAAAGAACTTTGATCACTACGACAGGTACCTATATTATGAAAGCGGTTCTCATGCTTGGCCGAAGTCAAATACATCACCGCCATATAAAAACCAACCGGGTACTACAAACGAATCTATAGCATGGTTTAACAGTCAGCTTGTTTCTGCATCAAACTTTGATGTTACTAACTACGATGTTCTTACTAATGCTATTCCATCGTACTTAAGAGAAGATAGCGCAAACGAACCTCTCTTGATGTTTGTTCATATGCTTGGACAACATTTCGATAACTTATGGATATACTTTAAAGCAGTTTCAAACAAATACGATGCCGATAACCGTTTGAATTTTGGTATCTCTAAAGACTTAGTTAGAAGTGCAATAGAGAGTTTTGGGGTAAGAGTATACAACAGTAATAGAAATTTACAAAACTTATTCTCTGCATTTACAGGAGAAACTTACGATTCAGGTAGCGAGGTAATAACCACCTATAGGACTATCACCTCAGGAAGTGGTCTAGAGCACCTTCAGCCGATGCCGGTAGATAACTACCAGAAAGAAATCTATAAGAGAATTTATCATAACTTACCTCTTCTTACAAAAGCTAAAGGTACACATCGAGGCTTAAGAGCACTGATAAACTGTTTCGGTATACCTGACAACATACTTACCATCAAACAATTTGGCGGTACAGGGATTGATAGCAATAGACATTTTTCTACTCAACAAGCAGTTACTAGCTCATTAGATAAAATAAGACTT